ATCTCGACCGTATCCACCAGCCAGGATTGGGCCGAACTGGCGGCAACTAGCCACGATTCGCCAAGACTGGAAACGCCTTGGGATGACCAGCACGGTTCATTAGCGGCTGATCTGGGGGGATGGTCTGAGAGGTTCCTCGGGGTGACGCTTATGCCTTGGCAGGCCAATGCGTTGGCTGGTTTAACTGCGTTGAAGGCTGATGGACGGTTTCAGCATCGCATGGGGTTGGTGTCTACTGCGCGCCAGAACGGTAAAACGCATGCGCTTGCAACCTTGGTGGGTTATTTTTTGACTGTTGAGCCGCAGCGGCGTGGTGAACCCGTCACGGTGCTATCAACGGCCCACCGGCTTGACGTGGCCGTAGAACTGTTTAGGAAACTGGCCGAATTGTTAGAAACCCAGTTTGGCGCCAAGGTCACTTGGGCTTATGGGCGCAACGAAGTGCGTATGCCCGACGGCTCACGCTGGTTGGTAAAAGCGGCCAGTCCGAGCGTTGGCCACGGTCTCTCGGTTGACCTTGTGGTAGCCGACGAAATTTGGGACATTTCCACCGACGCAATTGACCAAGGTTTGCTGCCCACCATGCGCGCTCGACCCAATCCGCTTATGGCTATGTGGTCAACCGCTGGCACCGAATCCAGCACCGTGTTTTTACGATATCGCGAACAAGGTTTGCGGTTTATTGACGAAGGCCGACAAGGCGCGCTCTACATGGCCGAATGGTCACCGCCCCCAGACCTAGACCCAATGAGCCCAGGCGCCTGGTCATACGGCAACCCCGCACTAGGCCACACACTGCAAGCAGAAACCATTGCCGCCGAAGCCCAAAGCCCAGACCGTGCCGCCTTCCTGCGCGCCAGCGTCAACTTATGGGTAGCGTCCGACAAAGCGTGGGTTAGGCCAGGCCAATGGCCAGAACTGCAAATAAACGAACTGCCGCCAGGCGGCGTTATTGCTGTCGAGTCCAGCCTGGACGAATCCCGATATTTTGGGGTGCGTGCCGTACCCCTTGGCGACCGGCGCATAGGCGTAACCGTCGCCTTCCACGTTGACACCATCGCCCAATGCATCCAAGCAATAACCAATTTAGCAGCCGACCCCAAAACGCAGTTCGCTGTCAGTCCCACCATCGAACTGCATATGCCGCCGAGCCTTGAGCGCCGCTACCAAATCGTCGGATACGGCGAACTATTGCGCTACACGCCAGCCGTCAAATCCATGATCGAAGAAAAACTGTTACGCCACACTGGCGAACAAATGTTGGCCGAACATGTCCAACGCGCCGTCGCAGTACGCAGCCAAGGCAGTTTGGCATTGTCGTCGCAACGCTCACCAGGCCCAATTGAACTAGCGCGCTGCATGGTTTGGGCTGCGGCGCTCGCAGCAAAACCAACAGCGGTTGGCAAACCCATGATCGTCGTTGCCGGCTAGTAGTATCGCGCCGGCACCCCTGGTTAGTCATTGCCTTTCGTCGGGATCGGGAAACGCGGCTAGGGGTGCCACCAAAACCAACTCAAATAGGGCAAGATAAACCCATGGCACTTTTCAGCAAAGGCGCAACCAAAGCAGCAATTAGCCCACCGCCAGCAAAAGCCGCGGCGGCAGGCGGCTACACGTCGAACGCTGCCGGCGTCAACATGATCGGCCAGTACTACACATACCAAGAAGGCGAAGCACGCAATCGCGCCATATCGGTACCGGCCATTTCGCGCAGCGTCAACTTGTTTAAATCTGTTATCGGCACAATGCCGCTACGCATGTACAACGAACGGTGGATGGATGGCCGCCGCGAAAAAGTTTACCTCGACCCACGTTCGTGGTTGCGCCGACCCGACCCATCAGTGCCATACCAGTTTCTTATGGCGTGGACGCTCGACGATTTAGTTATGTACGGGCGCGCGTTTTGGTACATCACTAGCCGCACCGCCGACGGTTACCCTGCATCGTTTACGCGTTTGCCTGCCGGCTCAATCACTACGCAAGACATGGCCGGCCCAGTCTGGTTTGCACCATCCAAAGAGGTTTATTTTCAAGGCGGCATGCTCGACCCGAATAACCTTGTGCAGTTTCTTTCACCGGCGCAAGGCCTTGTTTATTCCAGCCCTGGCGCCATTGAAACGGCACTAAAAATCGAAGCCGCACGCAATCGGAACGCGTCTAGTTCGATACCGTCTGGCGTTTTGCGCCAAGTGGGCGGCGAACCAATGACGGGCCAAGAGTTAGCCGACCTTGCAGCCGCGTTCAACCAGGCGCGCGCCACAAACCAAACTGCCGCGTTAAATGAATTTGTCGAATACAAAGAGACGGGCATGACGCCCGACAAAATGCTGTTAATTGACTCAGCCAATTACAGCGCACTAGAGGCAGCCCGTATTGCCAATGTGCCGCCATATTTGGTTGGCGTTTCCACTGGTTCGTATTCGTACCAGTCCAGCCAACAGGCACGCGCAGACCTTTACATTTTTGGCGTCAAACTGTACGCCGAAGCAATCGCTGAAACGCTAAGCATGGACAACGTGCTGCCACGCGGCACCTATGTCGAATTTGACGCAACCGATTATTTGATGGAAGGCGTCATAGCCGACCAAGCCGACGAACCCGTAGTAGAAAACACGCAAGAAAGGCTGGCAAACTAATGCCGTACTACATCACTAAAGACGCCGAGGAATGCGCCGGTTGGGCTGTCGTTACTGCCGACATGGAAATTCAGGGCTGCCACTTGTTGAAGCAGGATGCAATTGACCAAATGGTGGCGATCAGCAACGAGGAAGGCATCGAGCCAGGCGGCGAATTAGAAATTGAAGATGACATGGAAGAAATGCAGGCCGCCGCTAAACCCGTAAAACTGCAAGCCCAAGTTTGGTTGGAGGCCGCTAAAGGCGAAAGCAAGCGCACCATTTCCGGCATTGCCGTGCCTTACGGTGTAGACGCAACCGTGACTGGTGGCGAAAAAATTCGCGTCGAGGCCGGCGCCCTTCCAATTGACGGCAAGGCACCCAAACTGTTTATGTACCACGACAGCACACAGCCCGTAGGCGTTGTGACCGAGCGCGTCGAAACCGACGAAGGCATGCTATTTTCGGCCCGTATCGCGCCCACCGCAGCAGGCGACGAGGCGCTAACCCTGGCCCAGGAAGGCGTGCTTGACAGCGTTTCAATTGGCATTAACCCAACTAAATGGCGCATGGACGGCGACACCATGGTCATTAAGGCAGCCGACTGGATTGAACTCAGCCTGGTGCCAGTGCCAGCATTTGCCGGCGCACAAATAACCGACATTGCCGCCAGCATCCACCAAAACGAAAATCAAATCAGTAATAATCAGGAAGTGACCCCCGAAAAGGAGACCCCCAACATGTCCGAAAAGATCGAAGCCGCAGCCGCCGAGGAAGTAACGCCGACCGCGCCGCTGCCTGCACAGCCACGCCGCGAATTCCGCATGCCTTCGGCTGCAGAATATCTTGCCGCGTACCACATTGGTGGCGACACGTTCCGCAAGGTCAATGCCGCATACAAGGAAGCCGCTAACGCGAACCGCACGGTTTTGCAGGCTGCTGCCGGCGATGAAGTAACCACTGACGTTGACGGTCTGTTGCCGGTGCCGGTGCTCGGTCCCGTGTTCCAGGACATTAACTACATTCGTCCTTTTGTCTCGGCAATCGGTGCACGCGCATATCCCGATGGCGGTTCACAAAAGACGTTTATCCGTCCGACGATTACCACGCATACCGAGGTTGCCGAGCAGGCATCCGAACTTGGTTCGTTTGGTGCTCGCACGATGGTGATTAACGACAACGTGGTGCAGAAGAAAACTTTTGCTGGCACCGTCACGATCAGTGCTCAAACAATGGACTTTACGAGCCCTGCCGCTATGCAGCAGATCTTGAATGACCTTATGGGCCAGTACATGATCGTCACCGACAATTTCGCGGTTGATTCGTTCGTGACGGCGTCGACCACGATTGGTCAGTGGGATGGCACCGCCGAGGACTTGATTTTGTTCCTCTATGGCGCTGCACGCGACATCAGCAACGGTTCCAACTTCTTCCCGACCCACATTTTGATGGGTGCCGATGCATGGGCCAAGTTGGGCAGCACCGTGGACGCAGACAAGCGTCCGCTGTTCCCTGCTGTCGGTGCACCAGGTTTGGGCGGATACAACACGCTTGGCGCCGGAAACGTCACCAACTGGTCAACCACAAACCCACTCGGTTTGCAGATCATCGTTGACAGCAACGTGGCCCCCAAGACCATGGTCGTATTCCATGCGCCAGCCGCAGAGTACTACGAGCAAGTCCGTGGCCTGATGTCGGTGGAAGTACCTAGCAAGGTTGCACGCGAATTCACCTATTACGGTTATGCGTCGTTCTTCCTTGCTAAGTCTACTTTCGCACAGAAGATCACCTACGCCTAAAGCCTTGTAGGAGGCCTACACCATGGCCACTTACACGGTCACAAATAAATACTTGTTGGACAATTACGCCGTAGTTCAACTTCTCACCCCTGCGGAGTTAGAACTCGGCCAGTCCATCACCGTTGCCGGCGTTGACGCGACGTTTAACGGCACATTTACGGTTCGTGCGCTACCCCAGTACCGATTTACTGGGGTAGACACGGAAGGCGATCTGCTCTACGACGCTGACGAGCCCATCGCCAATCAAGTGTTGTACGCTAAAACGGCGGCCAACGTCGAGCGCGTAGCGGCCACCGGCACGTTGTCGAGCACACCGACGTGTACATGGATTAGCAAAAACGACATTGCCGACTGGTTGTACACCGCTTCGGCCACGGCTGGCGATGACGCATTTTTGACCATTTGCGCGTCAGCAGCGAACCAGTTTTGTTACCGGCGCCGTCAGGAAGCCGGTTACGTGGACAGCCTGACGACGGTTCCTAGCCAAGATGTAAAACTGGGAACGATTATGTACGGCGGCGCACTGTACCGACAGCGCGGCAGTATCGACCAATTCGCGTCATTTGACGCCATGGGCACTGCCTCGGTTGTTGGGTTGTCGCCGATCATTAAACAGTTGTTGGGGATTGACCGACCGCAGGTGGCGTAAATGGCTGTTCAAGCGTTTACCGATCTGCTCAATAATGCGCTGACCAAACTGGCCACCGACCTTAAAACCGTTAGCGGCCTGCGGGTAGTGACCGACCCACGAAACCTTGTGCCCAATTGCGTGCTAATCCAGGCGCCTTCGTTCACGGCCTGGAACAGCAATATTGTTGATTTGTCCTTTCCCGTAACCGTGGTGGGCACCGGGCCAGGCAACGAGGACGCGCTACGCACCATTTTAAACGTCGTTTCGCTGGTGCTCGGCAAAAACGTGGCCGTCACCGACGGGCGGCCCGTAACCCTTGATATGGGCGGCACCGTGGCACCGGCCTATGAACTGACCGTAAAAATGCAGGCCCAAACCGCATGAAATACGTTGTCGTTTCCAGGCGTGTTGGCGTACCAGGCACCGAATACGACACGGCGGCAGCCGAAGCCAAAAACATAAACGTGGCCGGCCTAATCGCCGGTGGGTTTATTGTCGCCGTAGAAGAATCCACGCCAAAGGCAACCAAACCACGTAAAGTCAAAAGCACTACAAAGGAGTGAACCCTAATGGCATCAGCAACCTACCTTGCAAATCCGGCACTGGTTGAGATCGGCACCGTCGATCTGACCGACATGTGCACGGCAGCCACCATCACCGTTACGCGTGAAGCGCTTGAAGATACGGCGTTTGGTTCTACATCGCGCACTATGACGGGCGGCCTTTACAACAATGAAGTGACGCTCTCGCTGTACATGTCATATGCAACTAGCGAGACTTATGCGACTTTGCAGCCACTCGTCGGCACCAAAACAACGGTAAAAATTAAGCCGGCCAGCGGCAACGAATCAGCAACCAACCCGATTCAGATTATTACCGACTGCTATTTGGAGTCGCTGCCAGTGTTTAACGGCGCGCTCGGTACGCTGTCCACAATCGACATTACGTTGGTGGGCGGAACCTACAGCGTCGATACAACGCCGCCTGGCCCGTGATCTAAACTGCACACTGGCCCGACACAGAAAGGCAGTCAATGAAAATCAACATACGGTACGTGCGTAAAGGCGAACCCTACGAAGTATCCACAACATTGGGCACGATCGTTGCATGGGAACGCAAATTTAAACGCAAAGCGTCAGACATGGGCAACGGGATGGGCATCGAAGATATTGCCTATTTGGCGTTCGAAGCCAGCAAAACCCACAAAGTCGTTGTGCCTGCCGCTTTTGACGATTTTTTGAACCAGTTGGACAATATCGAGGTGATCGCGGAGGAACTGGAAAACCCTACCCCCGCGGCACTTTCCGACGAGGCCTAGCCGAACTTTTGGTGGCCTGCGGCTGGTGGCCGCCGCATATTGAATTTGACGTAGGCGATTTGCTCACTGTGGGTAAAGTGCTGGAAGAACAGAAACGGCGGCGCAAATGAGCGACATCCAGGTTATTGGCGTAAAGGAAACCATAAAAGAACTGCGCCAACTCGACCCCGAATTGCGGAAACAGTTCAACCGTGACGCCAAAAAAATTGCACAACCGGTCATTGACAAAGCAAAAAACAGTTACCCCACTAAGTATTTGTCGGGCATGGCTCGCGCGTGGTCGCAGCGTGGCCGGCAACTGTTCCCGTATAGCCAACGTGACGCCCAACGCGGCGTGGTGTTCAAAATAAATACCAGCCGTAGCGCGGTGGGCATTTTGACGATTATCCAGAAAAATCCAGCGGCGGCAATTGTTGACATGGCCGGCAAGGCTGGTGGCAGCGGCGCCCAAGGCGCACGGTTTATTAGTGCGCTATTCGGTCAGCCGTCGCGTGTTATGTGGCCGGCTTATGAATCCACCGAAGATCAGGTGCAACGTGAGATGCTAGATCTTGTGCGCGAAGCCTCCGAAACGGTCGAAAATAGGATTACGGTAATTAGATGAGCATTCGAATTCCGATTATTAGCGAGTTCGACGGTAAGGGCATTGAGCGCGCCCGTAAAGAGTTTGCCAACCTTGAGACCGCTGGCCAAAAGGCAGGGTTTTTAGTTAAAAAAGCGTTTTTGCCAGCTGCTGCGGCTATTGGCGGTTTGGCTGTTGCGCTGACTGATGCGACTAAGGCAGCCGCCGAAGATGCCGCCGCGCAAGCCCAACTGGCGCTAACGCTGCGTAATGTGACCGCAGCCAGCAACGAGCAAATAGCATCCGTCGAGGAATCCATAGCGGCCATGTCTATGGCGTCCGGCATCGCTGACGATCAGTTGCGTCCAGCATTTGAAGCCTTAACCCGGGGCACCAAAGACATTGCCACGTCTATGCGTGACATGACGCTGGTAACGGACATTGCCACAGCCACCAACAGGCCGCTTGTCGATGTTGCTGACGCGTTGGCCAAGGCTTACCAGGGCAACTATCGAGGGTTGCAACAGTTGACCCCCGAAATGAAAGAACTAGTCAAAGACGGCGCCAGCATGGACGAAATCATGCAAGTGCTTACCGGCACGTTTGGCGGTGCTACCAAGACGTTTGCCGACACAGCCCAGGGCGGTTTTGCTCGGCTATCGGTAGCCATTAACGAAACCAAAGAGGCCATAGGTGCGGCGCTGTTGCCGTTGGTTGAACGGGCGCTGCCAGTGCTAAACAAATTTGCCGCCTGGGCGGCGAATAACCCAAACGCGTTTTTGGCTATTGCCGCAGCCATTGGTGCCGTAGCCGCCGCAATTGTGGCCGTAAACATCGCCATGCTGGCAAACCCATTTGGCCTAGTCGCTGCTGGTATTGCCGCGCTAGTCGTCGGCATCGTTTATCTGTACAACAAATTTGAATGGTTCCGCACAGGGTTTAACGCGCTGATGAACGGGTTAATTACAGCCATAGAAACGTTCGCTAATAACTCAATTGACGCACTGAATTTGGTTATTACTGCAATGAATTACATAAATCCATTGCAAGATATCCCCAGTATTCCAAATGTCAGTTTGCCGAGGCTTGGCGGCACTGGCGGTGGCACAACCCGTTGGCTTGCAGAAGAAAACCGCGGCGCTATGGGCGCCATGCCGTCGTTTACGGCACCGATGATTACGGCACCGAATTTGTCGGTTGGTGGCGGCGGTGGCGGTGGGGGCGGCGGCGCTGCTGCACCCGCTATGCGTGCCCCAAGCCTGGCTGGCAGTCCAGCAATCAGCACGGTGCTACCCGATTATTTTATGGCCGAACTCGAAGCACGCGCTGCAACTGAAATAACCGTAAACATTAACGGCGGCTTGGCTACCAGCGCCGAGATCGGCGAAGCCGTAGTAAACAGCATCCGTTCGTTTAACACGGTTAATGGGCCGGCTGATATTTTGGTGGGCTAATGGCCACCGTTACTATTCCAAACGCCGGTACCTACGACTTACTTGTAGACGTAGGGTTTTTAATTGACGGGTTCACACTTGACGACCCAGTAAAAGGCCTGCTGGACAGCCCCGACTATGTGCTGGACGGCACCACGTCATTTGCCAGCGTTGCTGACGGCACAACCGATCTAAACGTGCGTCGAGGCCGCCAAGACCCCGACGACCAATTTACGGTTGGCACCATGACATTTACCCTTAACGACACACTGGCCGACGGCGTGTTTAACCCGTTCGACAATGACCCCACCAACCCGTATTATGACCAGGCCCAAAACGTGCCAGGATTAGCGCCAGGACGTGCCGTTGAACTCATCCGTTATGACAACAGCAACAACCCAGAAACGATTTTTACGGGCTTTATTGTCAATTACGAATACACGTTTAAATTGGGCGGTCTAGACACTGTGACCGTGTTTTGCGCTGACAATATGTACCGGCTTGCGTCAACTGGCATAGAAGCCCAAAACCCAACCAAAGAATTTACGGGAACCCGTATTAACTGGGTACTTGATCTGCCCGAGGTTGATTATCCGACCGGCGCTGCACGCGACATTGCTGCCGGCACCGTAGAACTAGGCGGTTCAGGTCAGTATGCAATTAGCCAGGGCACAAACGTAAAACAATATTTTGACCAAATCACCTACAGCGCCGAACGTGGCCGAATTTTTATCGACCGTGAAGGCGTGCTGGTAAGCCAAAACCGTATCGGCAGCACGCTGTCGGGGCCGCTAGTGACGTTCAGCGACCAGGGCGGCACCGACGTGCCCTACAACGATCTAAAAATAGATTTTAAAGCCGACGAGATAATTAACTTGGTCGAAGTGCAGACCCGTGGCAGCCATGTGGGCAGCGCCTCGGACGCCGGCAGCCAAGCAACCTATTTTATTAAATCGCTGTTTATTAACGACAGTTTGCTGGAGTCCAACACGGCAGCCCAAGACCTGGCCGACTACCTGCTGGTGCCTGAACCCACGCCACGGTTTACTGCTGTCCAATCATGGTTCGGGTCATTGACAACCGCCCAACGTGATGACGTAGCCATTTTGGACATTGGCGACACCGTGTTAATTCAAAAGGACATTTTAATTGGTGGCGTGCCGACGTTGCGTGGCGAAGAACTGGCCGTAGAAGGCGTAGAGCACCGCATAGGCACCGCCAGCGGCCACACGGTACGGGTGTACACCAGCCCCACCACAATCGTTACGGAACTTATTTTGGATGATGCAAATAACGGTATTTTAGATACAAACGTTCTAGGCTGATTGCATGGCAACCCCCACCAGCCTTCCAGCCACGTTCGTCGCGGGCAATGTGCTCACGGCACAGCAAATGAACGACCTACGCGGCGCATTCCGTGTGCTGCAATGTCTAGAAATAGTTAAATTAGATACTTTCAGTACCTCTAGCACTTCTTTTGTAGACATCACAGGGCTTACCCAATCGATAAGTCCTTCTGCAACATCAAGTAAAATATTGTTAATAGGTTCCGTGAATATAAGTATTCAGGACACTTACGATAGAGCGGTCTATCTAAAATTTGCAGGCGGCAATTCAGGTACATATATTGGCGATACTGCAAGCAACAGAACTAGAGCAAGTTCAGGTATTCACCACTTTTTGTATGGATTTAAAGCGCGGGACACTCAAATACAATCAATTGTCTATTTGGATAGCCCTAACACGACTTCTGCAACAACATATTCCGTACAGATGAGAGTGGCGGGTGCTGTTACTGGTTATGTAAACAGAAGTGGAATTGACACAGACGCAGCAGATTACGGCAGATTTTCTTCAAGTCTCACCGTTATGGAGATAAGCGCATGAGCACCGACTATTCACAAGTCTTAGCCGCTAATTATTTAGGAACTATTTGGACGTTGAACGGCGACACCTACGAAGGCCTCACTTGGCTTGATGACACGCCAAAGCCAACACAGGAAGAACTAGACGCCGCCTGGCCACAAGTGAACTATCAGAACCAATACACCGCTGTGGAACAAGCGCGACTATTGGCCTATGAGCAGACCAGCGACCCACTTTATTTCAAGTGGCAGCGCGGCGACGCCACTGAAGCCGAATGGCGCGAAGCAGTAGCCAAAGTTAAAGCCGACAACCCATACCCACCGGCGCCGTAATGCTATGGATAATGGGCTTTGGGGCATTGTTATTGCTGGCTTGTTTAGTGTCATTGTCGCTTTTATCCACCGAGGATTTAAACGAACTGAACGCGACCACGGAATTATTGCCCGAGCACTTGACCGAATAGAACAAAAAATAGACCGGCACATAGAGAACCACGATGAACGTTAAAGACAAAGCCATGTTGGGCAGTTACGCCAGATCGTTTTTGAGCGCTGCACTGGCCTTGTATTTGGCTGGTGAGACAGACCCCAAAAAATTGTTGGCCGCTGGCCTTGCAGCAGTTTTACCCCCGTTGCTGCGCTGGCTAAATCCCAACGATCAGGCGTTTGGCCGTGGCCACAAAGAAAACCAGTAACCGCCGCCCATACACGGGTTTTAACGGTGTCGCCAGTGGCACTAGCCCAGGCTTGCAAGTGCTTATTCGCACGATTGAACGCGAAACAGGCAAAGGGCTGTGGAATAACGGCGCGTGGGGAGTGCGCGACATGAAAGGCAAACCAGGCCAACCATCAGTGCACGCCACTGGTAGGGCTGTTGACATGTCATGGCGCGACATGCCAGATGATCGAGGCCGCCCAAACTATCGAGCCGAGGCTCAAAAGGTCATTAACGCGCTAGTCGCTAACGCTGACTCAATCGGTTTAGAAATGGTTATAGATTATTTTCCGCATCCGTGGGGCCGCGCCTGGCGTTGCGATCGAGGGCGCTGGCGCAAATACGACAACCGCACCGTGTCCGGCGCACCAGGCGGTGATTGGTACCACATTGAGATATCACCGGCCATAGCAGCCAACCCCGAGGCTATGAAAGCCGCACTGGCATTGGTTTTCCTACCAATTCCACCACAACCCTAAACAAGTGCTATAGGGTCGGAGTACCGACGAAAGGCACTTAAAAACCATGCCACCACAGGCCTACCAGTACGAAGCGTTTCGTACCACGCTAGAAAACGGCCAACAAATATTGGTGCAGATTTTTCGTGACTTTGACACGGGGCAAGTAATCCATAGCCAAATCGCCTTCCGAACTGCCGCTTATGACAGTTGGGGAGTGCCCTACAACCTGGAGAAACTATGAACCCACTACAAGCCGCCTGGACGATTCTGGGCACCATTACAGCCTTCCTAACGTTTGGGGCGCTTAAAACGCCTCCTAACGCGTCTCAGGCCTATTCACAGCCCATCGTTTGGGACACCTACCAGCCCTACAGCCATGGTGAAATACCCGTGGCCGTAATCCCCACCACAGTGCCCCCGACCACGACAACGGTTTGGGTTGAGCCGGCGCCGAAAACAGAATGCCAAGCCGCGTTGCAAATCGCATTAAACGTGGGTTGGCCAGCCGACCAGTTAGCCACACTGGCGCGCGTGCTGTGGCGTGAATCGCGCTGCTCATTCGGCCCAGTGCTGAACCCTGATGACCCGATGAGCGGCAGCCGCGGCCTAATGCAAATAAACGGGTTTTGGTGCAAACCAACCAAATCCAACCCAGTGCCCTGGCTACAGCAACGCGGCATTGTGACTGACTGCGAAGATTTGTACGGCGCGGAAATTAACCTGCGTGCCGGCTTGGCGATCTGGCGCAATTCTGGGTGGCACCCATGGGGTATAAAGTGAATATGCCCGACGAACATTGGCAAGAATCTTTAAGCGAGGAAACCCGACAAATGATTTTAAACAGCACCATGAAGGCCTACGGCCAATTCCTAGACCAACTCACAGCCCCACGCGGCGCAATCAGCAAGCAAGCCCAATACCGACAGCAACTAGCACGGCGCATCAAAAACATTGCCGTCGATCTATCGCTAGAGGGCCGAGACGCTGACGCCAACGTGCTGTACGAGGTTGTGGACGCGTTAGGCGGCACAAAATGAACGTGCCCACACTGTTTGACGCCATGAACGAAGCCGTAAAGGCCATGGAACGCATCGAACGCAACACGGCACCACAGTTTGACATTGACGCGGAACTAGCAGTGCTGACCGTTGGCCGGCTTCGCATCACTTTTACAACTGACGAGGTTTGGGAATGGCTGGAAGCGCACAAAATGACCCAGGCGCACGACAACCGCGCTATCGGCCCGATCATGAATCGGCTAGCCAAAGCAAACCGCATTCGGTTCACTGGCCAATATCAGCCAAGCCGACGCCGGCATGCCAGCCCAATACGTGTTTGGCAACTAGTCTGACCAACCCGAACAAAGGAACCCGACATGGCATTTAACCTTGATGATTACGAACCAGTAGCAGTACGCCTAGCACGATTCTTAGACGCAAACCCCGATGGACGCGTTATCACCGACCTAGTGCACTACACGGACAACCGTTGCGTGTTCCGTTGCGACATCTACAAAGGCGACACGCTCATTGCCACTGGTTGGGAAGAAGAAACACGCGGAGAAGGCCACATAAACAAAACCAGCCATTTAGCCAACTGTGAGACGGGGGCCGTGGGCCGCGCACTGGCTAACGCAGGGCTGGCCGGTTCAGACCCATCAAAGCGTGCAAGCCGCGAAGAAATGGCCAAAGTGCAACGCGCCACAGCCGGTTCAGCAGCTAAGCCAATGGACAGCGGCAAAGGGTTTGCCACGCCTAAACAAATCGGGTTTATAAAAGCCTTGGCACGCGGCAAAGAACTGGACGATAACGACACGCTGGAATTGCTGCACGCCACGTTGGGCGTTAAAGACGTTGTGCTAGAAACGCTGACAGCGGCACAGGCCAGCCAAGTTATCGAGGCGTGGAAACAATGACACGCGAAGAAATCGAACGCCAAATAACCGTGCAGTTGGCTGACGGCAAATGGCGTAGCGCAGAAAACCTACGCAATCAGTTCGGACGCGATCAGGCCGACACGTTTTGGGGTGCCATGTCCAACCTTTACAAAACCAAGGTAATTGAACGGGCGTTTGACCTTTACGGGGTGACAATTTACAGGCTGGCCCAAAGTGAATGAAGCCGAACTAAAAAGCATTGTGTTAAATCTGGCTAGGCGTAGCGGCTGGATGATTCACCATGATTTACCAGCCATGAGCCGGTCGGGTCGTTGGGCTACCCATGTCGAAGGCGATGTGGGTTTTCCTGATTTGGTGCTGGTGCACCCGAACGCAGGCCAGTTATTGTTCGTCGAACTAAAAAGCGAAAAGGGTAAAACAACGACAAGTCAGGACAATTGGCTAGCCGCATTGGGTTTAGCCGGTTGCGAGAATCACGTAGTTAGACCAAGCGATTTGGAATTTATAACGCACAGGCTAACCAGGCCCGACCAGTACTAAATAGCCCATAAAGGGTCGCCCACATGGATGGGCCATAGACCTACCGAGGGTTGCGCCTTGGCCTGGTAACACACGGCAACGTGGGTAGATCGTCGCGCGTCGAAACATGCAACACGAAATGGAGTAGCGCAAAGCGTCGAGGCAACGTAATACAAAGCAAGTGGGACTGGGATTGGGCAACCCCAGGGGTGGGCATACCAGCACTATGTCTTGGCTTACGAACTACAGTTTGCAAACAAACAAATCAACCGAACTGAGCCCGACATGAAACCCAAGCACATTCAACTAATGGCAAGGCCGCAGGCCGCGGCAGCACAACCGAGCGCAGCGAGGGCGTGAGATGGGTAAAGAACACAACACACCCGAATACCGAACCAACCGCAAACGCCTACTCGCCAACAACCCACAGTGCACCTACTGCGGACAACCAGCAACCGAAGCCGACCACATAGTCCCAGTACTACACGGCGGCGACAACAGCCTCACAAACCTGACACCAGCATGCAAAACATGCAACAGCCGCAGAGGCAACCAAACCCGACAAGCCAACGACCAAGCCCGACTAAAAAAACGCGCACAAGCCCTACAACAACACGGCCACAACAGTTTTTTACCACGAAAACGATTGAC